ATTGAAGATTTAATATCCGCAATTTTTGCATGATCTAATTTATCTAGGATGGATTCAATCTCGTCATGTGACATTGCTGAAATTGCACCTTTTAATTGTGCTTCGTCTGGTATAGAAACCTTTTCGGTGGTTTTTTTAGAATTTGCCATTTGTTACTTTATACTGTATTCTAAAAAAAGTTTCAATCAAATAGAAAAATATCTTTATCCACCCTATTTTCTCCCAGGTAGATCTTCAGTCTTTCTCTCAAATCTTTCGTCCGGTATAATTTAGCTGGCTCATCCGGTCCAATATGACATAAGAATCCATCGGCTGTTTCTATCCCCGCTTCCTCCTCTAATATTAATCTATATAGTGATATTTGGATGGAATATTCATTATGCTGATTTTCGTAAAGGTCTGCAAAAGGTCTTAATAATTTCTTATACTTTCCCTTGGGATGATCGTCATGTTTGAATTCTTTGTTTGTTTTCCAGTCACCCAATATTAGCAAAGGTTTTTTCCTAGTATCGTCCCAGAAAAGAAAAGGCTGATCTATAGTTCCAGCTAGTTTCCATCTTCTAGAGAATATTTTAAGCTCCGATTTTAGTGGTATCAGTTTAGATAGTCTCTTTTCGTAAACCTCTTTAAATTTGCCAACCCTAGTCATAACTTCCGGATTCTGATGGTCTAATGGATAAGTTCCTTCATTTAGTCCCGTCCAAAAGTCCTCTATCCATTTATGTACATCTGTTCCTAGAGTTCCCGCGCTAGAAGCTTTATCGTCCCATTCTTGGAGAATTTCCGCTTTGGAAATCCCTCTTTCTATAGCTTTCTTATTAGCCCAATAATCTTTTTTAAATGGTTCCTTAAATATCTTAAGAAATGTTGTTACTGAATCGTACTTAATGCTGTCATATGTATAGACGTGTGCTTCCTCCTCGAATAAAAATTTATCAGTCTGAAATACCTTTAATTTTTCTTCTACTTCTCTCTTGTATTCTTCTATCGTATTTTCTATCATGTGAAATAAAGGTAAGCATATATTGCTCCAGTCCAAAACAAGGATCTGGTTAATATCCACATCCAAGTCAATTCTCTAAAGAGATAGTAATAAATAACTAGATAAGAATCACCGCCATTTTCTTCAATAGGTTTAAAACCTACCGTCAATAGCTCCTGAAGATTAATCTCAGTTAGATATTCGTTGATTGCTCTTGATTCTTCCATGACAAAAGCTGGTCTAGCTTCTTTCGGGAAATCCGGTGATTGGGTAACTTCTGGCGGAAGATTTATAACGGTATAAATCCTGCCAATCCAATCTTTTCTGAGCTTCAATTTAGACCATTTTGGAGAATTTACACTTTCCAGTCTAATCTGATTAAGATACTCAAAATAAATGCGGATTTCTCTAAAGATCCTAAAGAATCTTATTTTGTAGATAATATCCATATTAGTTTATGTCTTTTAATTTTTCAACTTTTTTCTTTATCCGGTTTCTAGCCCTTCTTATTCTTGTTGCTATAGATCTTTTCTTAATATCGTACTTGGCTGCAATATCCTTGTACTTCATTCCATTGATCTCCCGGTCTATCATTATATCCTTATAGAGCTCAGGAAGTTCCTTAATCTCCTGTATTATACTCTCGTATAATTCGTCCACCTTATTTTGTCCGTTGATAAATGTTAGCGATGGATCGTCATGTAAGTCATAGTAATCACCATTTGCCATGGCATTCATATTGAAAATATTCTCAATATTTTCGTCCTCCGTGCTTACGTACCTTTTTCTTGACTTTAAAAGGAGTAAAGATTCATTTCTAGCAATGTTATAACACCAGGTCGAAAAATTACCTCTTGTCATATCATACTGATCGATCTTTTGCCATATTTTGGACATTGTGTTTAAGAAGGAATCCTGTGCTAATTCGATATCCTTTAAAATAACAAAACAATGATTTGTTAATCCAGGTTTTAATCTCTCGAATAATTTCTGAAAACTCCTTTCGCTTTTGGATAGTATAAACTCCTCCGCTAGCTTTTGTATATTTATTTCTTTTGTCATATTCTCGTGTGTGCTGCTATATTAAATTACTCCTATCCTAGTTATTTCTACTCCTGCCTCGCAGAGGAAGGGTATAGAATCGGTTTTTCTGTATAAGTCTTTGATTACTAATCTTTTTACGCCCGATTGGATTATTAGTTTCGAGCATTCGTAGCAGGGTGAAACCGTAACATATATCGTTGATCCATCTGAACTAAGAGTACTTTTTGCCAATTTGGTAATTGCATTTGCTTCTGCGTGTAAAACATACGGCAATGTGTTATTATTTTCATCCTCGCAAACATTAGGGAATCCATGAGGAGATCCATTATATCCATTTGATATGATAGACTTATCTTTTACCATTAAACATCCAACCTGCATTCTATTGCATTTTGAGCATTCAGACCATATAGTACTCATTCTAAGGTAGATCAAATCCATTTTCACTGTCTTTTCGTCCAGAGCCCCCACTATATCAGATAGGTCGTTCCCGTACGAAACCATATCTAGTGGCCTGTATGTAGGATGCTGGATAATAGTCCAATAATTGCTATTAATTAATTCTGGGGAATTAAAAAATTCTGAGGCTTTAATTTTACTCATTCTGTGATAATCTTACAAATATAAAGAAAATCCCCGGAATTAAAAAAAGTTTAGAATTTAAAAATTAGTAGTTCTAGGTCTGATCGGATTTCCGTCAGCCACGATGAGTGGTCTTTTTAGAGACGAGCTTATGTCAGATAAAGTTTTAGACATTTCTGACATCATCTGTACAACTTGTTGGAATTCTGCTTTAGAAGATTCGCTGGCCTCTCCTTTAGATTTTTCCTGTCTTACTGAAGCTTCCGCAGTGGCTGAAGCTTCCGCAGTTGGCGTAACTGCTTCGGCTTGTTTAACTATAACCTCATTAGGTCTCTCAGTATCAGAGTTTTTGGTATTCTCCTGAGATTTTGCTGTGGTTACCGGAGGTCTCTTTAGCTCAGGTATATTTACTTGCCTGGTCGAAACTGGCTCCTCTAGCTTAGGTATATTTAGTTGTCTAGGTGAAACTGGTTCTCCTAGCTTAGGTATTTCGGTTTTCTTTAATGTCGCGCCCTTTAGATCCTCAACAGTTTCTTTTATGGGGTTAAGCGGTTTAGCTGATTGCGAAAGAGATTCTACAGTATTTTCAACCTTTGTTTTTTCTTCAGCTACTTTATTCTCAGCAGCTAATTTAACTCTATCCTCGGTATTTATAAAAGCAGCAGTCTCTTCCTTTTTAGGCCCTTCCAGTATTTTGGACGGGGTAATCTTAACCAGATCCATAAGATCCCTTATTGCTCTGGCCTGCTCCCTGCTATTTTCCATTTCCTCGTCGGTTGAAGCTGGATTTTTACTGGTCTCCTCGGCAAGATTTTGGAGATCCTCAACTTTTTTAGTAAGAGAAATAGGGTCGAAATTATCATCAGGCTCTTCGGAACCAGCCTTTTTTCTATAAGCTAGAAATTCCCCTTCAGATCTAGAAAATATAAGATCATCCGATCCAAATATTTCTTTCAATGAAATAGCAGGATCTATAGATTTAAAATATTGTGAGGTCTCTCTAAATACATCTTCTAATTTAAGTGGTACCACCTCAGCTCCCTTTGGCAATAAAACAACCTCAGGACCTGCATCGCCAACTACACCCATGCCACCCTCTTTTACCTCTCCGCCATTTTTAAATTTAGGTAATGATGATAATATCGAGGTTAAATCTGCTGGTTTTCTTTCGCCCTCAGCTTTAGCTGGTTTAAAAATAGAAAGTATTTTTTCCGAACTGGTTTTGCTTTCTATATTTTGTTCTGCTATTCCCTTAACGAGTGAATCCAATTTCTTTCCTATGTCGGAACCAAGATTAATCTGAGAAGAAGATTTTTCTATTTTTTCAAATACAGAGTTTTGTGCTTTCCCGATTCTATCAGGGATAGAATCAAATTTATCCAGACTACTAGATATCTTACCAATCATCTGGTCTTGTTTTTTCATAAAGGTATCTAGATTCCGGCCTAGATCCAATATGGCTGATTCTGGAATTTTATTAGTTGGCACGTATTATATATCCGGTTACTTCACAGAGGGATTTACCAGGTTGAACACCTGTACTTTTCCTCCATCCGTCATAGCTTCCTGATTTTGTTTTTCTATTGCATCGTTTAATTTATCGATCCAAAGTTGGTATTCCCAATATGGTATTCCCTCAACCCATTCAGGGTCAAGCCTATATTCATGCCATAGCCTGAACTTAATATCAAAGAAGTTCGCTAAAGATATCTGAAATAACGAAAAGAGATCTGTATCCGCTGGGAAAGGTTATAGCAGCGGCGACCTCGGCACCGCAATTGCATTTTAAGTTAAGATGTGGTTTAGTACCTACTTTAATTTTTTCACTAAGCTCAAAAACCAAAGAATATTCTTCTTTACTCCAATAATCAATTTCCCTCATTTTACTCATTATGGTGGAATCGCTAAGCTCTCTCCACTCAGGAAAAATGAATGGAGCTATTTTTTGGAAGCCCTCGTCCATTTCAACACCCTTTCTTCTTTGCGATCCAAAAAATTCTGAGATTCTTTCCATTACACCGATTGATGGTATAGTCATCTCAACTTTTTTACCCGTCTTTTTAATTGTGAATGAAAATGATGCTGTCTCCTGGATATAATATTTCATGATATTATCAGGTATCTCGTATCTTGATAATACACCTGTTCTTAATTCAATCCCGTTAGCCAATAAGCAATCTTTCTTTTCGCAATCTGTCTTTGGTTGGAGAACGATTCTGTTTTCACCCTTTATAAAGGTCAAATCACGGATTGCCAAAACTATATAGAATCTATCCTCATACTTAAGGTCTTTATAGGAAACTACACCACCATCGCCAAACATTATCCTGCTACACTTATCGAGTATGTAATTGAGCTTAGATTCGATATCAATTAAATCTCCTTCGTCTATTGAAGAAAAGTGCCTAATTTCTTTTACCTCAGCAGCTATAATAGCAATCTGAGTATCATGAGGATAGAATAATCCCTGGCTTGGCAGTAGATGTAAAGGAAGATTCTTCCAGCCATTTTGCATTGCTAGAACTTTATTGTGTTCCATCTGCTGTGCAGAGATGGATTTACCAAGCGGTCCTTCCGGTTTTTTTACCACAGGAGCTTCCTCTTCGATAGGCTCTTTATTATCTAATTCCGGTGATTCTGGCAATTCATCATACTTCAAGCCCCCGGTTTTTTCTTTTTCTTGCAGGATTCTTAATGCCTCATCAGCATCACTTCCAGATATTAAGTCTCCTGGGGATAAATTAAATTTAGATGTCATGGTTCTTTTTGGTATAGTTATATAACCACCCAGCAAAAAAAGGGCAGATTCGTTTTATTTTATCGAATCTGCCCAGATAAGTTTCTAAATATCTTATAGGAAAAGATCTTCCCAATAATCTGCTTTCCATTCCAGCGTAACTGTATAGATAGCATTACCTTGATCGTATGAAAGAGGCATCTCGTTGATTGAAGAAGCAATAAAGCAAGAAGGTATACGTATTCTTCTGAAAACATCACCCCTTTTATTAAAGATAGAGATAAGCATAGATCCAACATAATCAGTTTTAAGACCCATGGCTCCAGTAAGTGGATTGTAAATAAGATCTGCCCATTGTCTGAGAATCTTATAAACGGTCATAGAGTTTGTGTCGTCCAAGTTGACCTCAAATACTGTAGAAAACTGCAAATCTGATGTTGAAGGCTCACCTCCAGCATAACGACGACTTGCGAATTTGTATTTTTGTTCAACTGGTGAAGCTGGTGCAATATCAACTGCTAAGCCTTCAATGCTTTTAATTTGTTGGGTTAAAATGCTTTCTCCCTTAAAAGTTCTTGACGCAGCAACGATTCCATTAGGAGGTGTTATTAAAACCTCGAACTGATTTAGAAAGACTGGTTCGTAGTTGAAAAGTCCTGCTTTTGAATTTGTAAAGTGTGGTAAACCGGCCATGCCTTTTGTTTCCTTTTATTTTTACAAGAATAGATCTTCCCAGTAATCAACTGCCCAACCAAACTGGGAAATTTCATAAACTGCTTCTCCCTCTTCATAGTTAAGGGGCATAGGGCTAATAGGCTTAGTTGGGAAACAATCGATACATCTAACTCGACGATAAACATCGCCTTGTTTGTTAAACATACTGATAGTCATAGATCCAGCATAATCCCTTTTCAGGCCTTGTGCTCCAGTGACTGGATTGTAAATCAAATCACTCCATTGACGAAGAGTTTTAAAAACGTACATAGAGTTTTTGTCATCCAAGTTCACGTTAAAGTTCATTGAAAGATCCATGTAAGTTGTCGCTGGCTTTCCTCCCGCATAGTTACGCTTGGCAAACTTATACTTTTGGAAAATAGGTTCTGGGGTTTTATCCAGTGTTAATCCAGAGATGGATTTAACATGTTCCAAAAGTAAATTTCCTCCCGGCACCGAAGCTGGTGGAATGATTATAACCTCGAACTGGTTTAGAAAAACCGGTTCAAAAAGGTTTAATGCAGATTGCGAGTTTGAGTAGTGAGGTAATCCTGCCATCTATTCTTTATTTTATGTATATATCATTACCAATCGAAGAACCTAAACGAAAACATTTTACGTTTGTATATATAATAAAACCAGCAAGAGGTATAAATGGAACTAGAGATATTAAGGGAAAAATACAAGGATTTAGTAGAAGGTACGATAAAGTCAAACACATTTCCTAAATGGTGTAAGAACAGAAAGGATCTTTACGATAGATTAATGGCTGAATCCGAAGTGATTAATGAGTTATACCCAGAAGCAGGTATACTTCAGCGGATGAACTACCTATTCTCGGATAAGAAGATAAATCTATGTGAATGCGGCAGACCAAGAGGATGGAGAAATCTTAAGAAGGGATATAATAAAACATGTGGAAATTTGGAATGCTCCACCAAATGCAATGTTGAATCGGTTAAAAATTTTTATCTAGAGAATTACGGAGTAACACATTTATTTGCAACCAAGGAATTCCAGGAGGATTTCAAGAGATCATCTATAGAAAAGTATGGAGTGGATAATCCGGGAAAGAGTGAAGATGTTATAGAAAAGATTAGAAAAACCAACATTGAGAGATTTGGTGAAACCAGCTGGCTAAAGGTTAAGAAGAATAGGGATTACATCTCAGAGAGGATCACGGAGTCTAATTCTAAAAAAAGAAGCGATCTTATAGAAAAACATTCAATCCCTATAGAGGTATTAAAAACCGGATATGGTGACGATCAGGCAACAATCTACTGCAAAGAATGCAATCAGGAGAGTTCCTTTTCCTCTTCGTTTTTCTCAAAGAATATCTCAGCAGGTATAAACCCATGCTTGACTTGTAACCCCAAGCTTGTATCCGAATCCAAATCAGAAATTGAGGTATACGATTATATAAGGAGTATCTACAATGGAGGTATTATAAAGAATTATAGGAACATATCTATAGGCAAAAAAGAAATAGACATTTTTTTACCTGACCTAAATATTGCTTTTGAATTTGATGGGGTATATTGGCACAGCGAGATATTCAAGGGAAAAATGGGGAATCTCTCAAAAAAGGATTTGCTAAAAGACAAAGGAATATCGGTATACAATATATGGGAGGATGATTGGATATTAAAAAAAGATATAATGAAAAGCAGGATATCTTCTGCTATTGCTAACGGGTATAGAATATATGCAAGAAAATGTACAGTTTCGGCTATGACTCCTTCGGAAGAAAGGGAATTCCTGGTAAATAATCATATACAGGGATACGTTCCATCCAAAATAAAGATAGGACTATATTACGAGAATAATCTTGTTTCTATAATGACTTTTGGATCAAGGAGGAAAGTACTAGGCCAAAATAGCGAGTCAGGAAAATACGAGATGCTTAGATTCTGTAATAAATTAAACACGCAAGTTATAGGCGGTGCATCTAAGCTATTTTCCCATTTTATAGCTAATTATAATTTTAGCTCGGTTACATCATATCAGGATAATGATTGGCATGCAGGTAATCTTTACGAAAAGCTAGGATTTGAGATGATCGAAAAGCCTAAGCCAAATTATTACTGGTGCAAAGGAAATATCAGATTCCATAGATTCAACTTCAGAAAAGATAAACTAGTTAGCGAAGGAGAAGATCCAAATTTATCGGAAAGCGATATAATGACGGCCAGAGGATATTACAAGCTCTGGGATTACGGTAATTATAAATGGGAATACAAAAATAAAGGCTTAGATCAAATCTAAGCCTTTATTTTTATAATTGTTTATTGTGATGTATTATCCAAAGGTTGTAAATCCGCCAGAAGCAATACCACCAGTTTTTGTTACAGTAATTCTATTTACAAATTTCTGTATTCCTCTTGCTGGTTCTATTATGATATCGATAATACCCATGTTCATATCAATGACTGCAGGGGTGTTGTTAGAAGCGTCCATAATAGCCTGGTAAGCATAAATACCTCCAGCTGATCTAACTCCGTCAAGATAATTGTCTACCAGTGTCTTAATTTCAAGACGTACTGAGTCCTCATTGAAGTCAAATAAGTAGTTAGAAAGGATTTGGATGGTATCAGTCTCAACGCTGATCAAAAGATCACGAACGTGAACCAATCCAAATGCAGAACTAACTTGCTGATAAGCAGTATTGTTACCAAAGATAACTACACCTAATCCTCTTCTTTTGATAACCGGATTTAATCCAAAAGGCTCTAAGTATCCTCTGTCGTCATCTGTAAAGTCATATTCAACGCCTACTACATTTGCACCCGAAATAACACCTCTTTTTTGTCCTGCTACGATAGCATAAGGTTGTCCAGCTGAGAACTTAAGAACGAAGTTATTCGAAACATAAGCTGCAGGAGGTACATTCAGATTTCTATTATTCTCTCTTATAGTGATATAAGGAGTATAGAAAGCTGCAAATTTAGAACCTTGTGCTTCCGAAGGAAGAGTGAAAGTGTAACTAGGATTCAATGCAAGATTACCGCCGTCTGCAATGTATCTAGCTTGTAAAGCCGGATATGGATCAGTAGCAGTAGGTGCATCGGTAAATCTAGGATCAGTAGATGCTCTGAATTGGGCCATAGAAGGAGCATTAATCAAAGCCAATGCTTGTTGTCTTCTTTGAGCCAATAAACTCAACTGGTATTTAGAACTAGGAAGTATCTGTCCGCTAAATGTATCGATGATATAACGGTAAGCAATAACGTCTTTAGAAGCAAGTGTTGCTGCTATGCTAGTTGTATACATTACATCAAGGATTTCGCTTATTCTAGCATCTGTTCCATTCGGACGATGGTAGTCGGTCATTGTAAATCCTCTTAGATAGGTAAAGTCGAAAGATCTAGTAAATTGTGGAATAGACTTGAACTTCTGAACTCTGATACCGTTTGTACCATTCTCTGAGTAAGAATAATAAAGTATCGGACGAGCAGTCGTAACTCTAATAACTCCCTCTGTAGTTGTTTGACTAACTGTTAATACCTTAGTTAAACGATTTTGTCTATTAGTGTTTCCTACTGTGCAGATATCAAGGTCTGTAGAAACCAATAGGTCGCCAACAGAGATTGGTGAATCAGGAACTGAAGAACAGGTAAATGTAACAGAATCAACCTTGGTGATAACGTTAACGAAGCTGTTAATAGATCCAACATCTGAAATAATGTCGAATTTACCAGCGCTAACTGGTGTTCCTACGTTTGCAGAAGAATAGGTTGCTCCAAATGAAGCAACATCAGTTTGAGTTGTTTCACCCAATGAAACATTAGAGTATGCACGGGTGTAAGAAATACCAAACTGATCTTTATCTACTGTCGTAGAAGATTCAATGTATCTGATTTGTGATCCTGAGCTATTCAGCCAATAAGTATCACCATCTTGCAAATTCTTAGAAGAAACGTCATAGTAGAGTTGGCTATTTGATCCGCCTACTAAGGTGTATGCTGTTCCACCAGGTATTGCAGGGCCAGTAGCTCCATTAGGTGATGAAACCACGTCTCTTGTAACTGTATCCCATACACCAAATTGGTAAGCATTATTGAATAATGTAGGATCTGTGCTTGGATTTCCTGCTTCAGCTTCATATCCGGTAAGCTGGTAGGAAGGTGTAATCCTAATTCCCTGTGCGTAATAAGAGGAATTATCCAAAGGATGTGTATAGGAAATTCTTAATTGTCCAGATACCTCAGTAACAGCTTTAACCTCCAATTTAACGTAATCAAACTCGTTGAATAAGTTGATTGTTGGTCCGCTTAATCCAGAGATGCCTGTAACTTGTCCAACGATATAAGCATCTTCAGAAGCTGTAACGGTAAGGAAGTTCTGTAAAGCAAGTCTAGCACCAGTTGGTCCAGTAGCATTGGTCTGAAGATAGTGTAATCCACCATCTGTCAGGTCAAAGCTGAAAGGGTTGAAATAAGATGCAGTCATACCAGCAGATCCACCAGTAGTTCCATTAGCTATGAAAAGGGTACCTGATGCTAATCCGGTTCCGGTTGCCC